TAATTGTGGGCATTTCTACCCCTTTTTACTGTAATTTTATCAGGTAAATACTGGTTATTTTTACAGTGATTTTTTGGCGATTTTCAATCGGATCGTCCGATTTTATTTTATATTAAGCGAGCTTCTGCCCAAAAATCCTTATATATGGGCAACTTCTGCCTGAAATTACATAATATAGGCGATTTTCTGCCAAAAAATTCCAATAATAAAGGCTCACGTTTTATCGCAAGCCTTTTATATTATTGCCAATTAAAATTAACGCTTATTTACATCTCTAACAATCTTCTGATTTTCACGTAAAGATAACCAATGAAACCATATGTTTTCTTTTCTTCTAATTCAAATGAACTTTTATCAAATTCAATTCCGCCAAGCACGTCCCAAAAATCACAAGTATCATAATTGACAGAAACAAAAATATTTTTCTCGTAAAATCTGAAATATGCAAGACTGTATTTATTGACAATTCTATTGTTAAAAAAGTCATTTATTTCTTTTTTTGAGAAAGCTACTTTGTAATCAATTCCGCCAATGTTGAAGAAAAAATGATAAAATGTGTCTGTTATCAATAAACGTTGAAATTTAAATTTTGGTTTTGTATTGTAGAAATTTCTTTCACAAAAATGTTTTACCATTATTGATAATAAATCAACTTCAAAATCTCTTAATTTATTATATGATTTAACGTTTATAAGATTTAGATTGTCTGTCATAATTTAATGTTCCTTAATGTTATTGAAAATTTGAAAATTTAGACCCTACCCCTATGAAAATTTGGAATTTTAGGGGTAGCCCCTATCAAATAATAGGGTTGTTTGTTGTGTATTGGATAAAATGTTTCGGATTAGCAATCGTCCACGCTTTACCTGAATAGTTGTATTTTTCCTTTAACACGTGAGGTTTTAATTCAACCAAATACCCTGCGTCAACTAGATCTTGAATAGCTAATTTTAGATTTTGAGCTACACCCCCTTTTTCGTTACTCTTGAATGATTTACGACTAGCACATTTACTCTGTAACAGTTTGTATGGGATAACATAATCTTTTTTCATTTCATCATTACCAAAATTGGTTGTTTTTGAATTGATTAGGATATAGCCCACAACGTAAGTTAAATCTAATGTGCGTTTTTCAAAACTAACACTATCAACTCCTATTTCTAAGTTAGAATAACGGTTATACATTTGTTGAATACTCTCTCTAACAAATTGAATAGCATACAACGCTTGTTCTTTGTCAATTACAGGCTTATAAATATTTACCCCAATGGCAAAAAGGCTTGCAATTTTCAAACTTTTGAGGTGTCCCCTATTCCAAAGTTGACGGTAGCTTTCTTCTGGCGAATTGTTAATTTCATCATCACAAAATTTGTCAAAGGCATTGAATACTTGTTCTGCCTCTGTCGTCATTTCAATATCAATCACTTGATCTGTTGCGTTTAATGTTAAACAGTTACTTGCTAAATTTAGAAAGTAATCTTTTAAGTCTTTCGGTACTTCAACTTTATTATGATGTTTATTTAATGGTGGACGTTTTGCCGTACATTCCACAATATTAAAACGAGAAATCAAACCCTCGTCAACTAAGCCGTCAGATAATGCGTCAAAGAATGTGCTAGGGGTACTTTCTGCTAACATTGTGAAAGACGGTGCTTTAATTTCGCTAATGTTTTTCTGTTTGTCAGCATATACCGTAGAACGCATAATCTCCCCATTACCTGATTTACCGTATAGATCAAGGATAATTTTGCGTAGTTGCAACATATTAGGAGTAGCGTTACGCCCCGTCATACGTTGCATTGTCATACCAAATTCCCCTTGTACCGTCAAACAGCATTGTGTTTCTTCTGATAAATAACGCAGTAGAGAAATACCTGATACCAACTCGCCTAGTCCAACAAATGTTTTAGCGAGCGGTTGTTGAGGTAAAATTGTGTTGATGAGTTTGTTGATACCTTTTGAAATACCCTCTTTACCGATACCAGTCGGAGCTAAAAGCACAAAATAATTGTTTAACCCCGTGCCAGAAATATTGTAGGATCTGCCACAAATTCCCGACATCAATGCTAATGCGGTCATTGTGCTAATGGCTTTGACAGGTCGTGGACTTTGTGCATAAATGAACCGTGCTAATTCTTTGATTAAGCCGTTAGGTATATTTTCAAAATCTACATCTAGGGCGTATTCAGAATAAGACATATTGGTTTTTGACAAATCGGGTAACGGTGCGTCAATCGGTGCAATTTGTGTAGGAAACATCTCGGCAAGGGTCATAAGTTGAAGATTTAAATTCCCTGCTTTGTTTTGTTCCGTATCAGCTAACGCATTTTTTACATTTTCTGCCATAGCCCCTATATCAACAGGGGGTATGTAATTGTCAAATGAGCGTTTAATCATTTTACCTACATAATCTTCACGCATTGCTTTTTGACGTTTACCTAATGCAGATGCTCTAAACATACGAGCAATTTGCTCTTGATTACGGCTAAAATATGATAAAATGTTGATTAAGGCGTGGTCTGCTTCTGATTGTGAACTGTAATAATCTTGCCAATGCCCATTATATAAATCATAAAACTTTTGACCGTTTTCCGCATTGTAGGCAATTTCAAATAATTCATTGTCAGCATAATGTTGTTGTTCATCTGCTAATTGAATGATTTTGTCAGATTTACCTAAACTGTTAAACAATGTGTCAAGTTTATTTTGACAATTTTCAATATGGCGACTATTGTAAACGTTACCTGTCATTGTCATAAAACGTTGGCTACTGTATGTTTCTACACTACCTCTGCGTCTACCTTGTGGTAAACGACCTTTCATAATAATATGCAAGCCTTTACCACTAGGCGATAATTCAGCATAAGTGTCAATGAAATTAGTATAAATTGTTTGTTGTTTACTAAATTCTTCTTGGTCTTCTGTATGATCTAAATCAATAAATGCGTATGGATCATTTTCTGTTAGCACAAACCCTATGCCGTCAAAACCGTTGTTGACTGCTTGCGTAACTTCGTCAAAACTATTCCACGATTGAGGATTTGTAACACTCGCTCTATACCCTTTAATATTGTATGGCACTTTTGTTTTCTTGTTATTAACATCTTCAAACTTCCATACAATCCATTGAGGATAGTGTCGCATTTCAAACGGAATGAGTTGATAATTCATATTTCAACCTTTTAAATGTTTTGTTCTTCGATATACTTATATAATTTTACAACATTGGCAAATGAAATGTTAGTCGGTACTTCGCCATTAACAAATGCTTGTATAACAGGACGAGACACACCAGTTTGTCGGTGGATATAAGATACATTGAGAACACCTGCTTTAGCAGATAAACGACTTTTAATCTCAAGCAGATAGTCGTGTTGAAATAATAAATGTTTGAAATTTTCGGTTGACATTTTAACCCCTATTACTAAATAGAAAATAATTGCAAGCACTTTAACAAAAGAATTTCAAAAATGCAAGGTTTTTTCAAAAAATGTTTCAGATCGAACAAATTTGTAATTTTCTTCTAAAAAATGTTTGACTTTGATTTTTGAAAAGCGTAGTATAGCCCCTATCGAACCAACCACTTATAGAGGAAACATTATGGAACGTAAAATTGAATTGACAGATTTAGTCAAACGAATTGAACAATGGGCTGTTAATTTAGGGTTGAATGAAAACTCTAATCCATTACAGCAAACATTAAAGTATTATGAAGAAGTTGGCGAATTGGCAAAAGCTATTCAACAACATAATGTAATTGAAGTTATGGACGGTATTGGCGACAGCGTTGTTGTAGGTGCTGTTCTCGGAAGTCAAATGCGTAAGTTTTCAACAAGTGATAAGTATAATGAAATGCCGTTAGTCGGTATCGGTCAAGAATATTCGCCAGTTCAACCAATCTTCCCTGTTGAATTTTTATCAAGAAAGTTTTATGAATACATACAAAATTTACAACGTTATGTAAATTATTGCGTTGACGCTTATGCACAAGAACAACACGGACATTATTTATTCCATTTCTACGGTGCATTTTTAAAATCTGCTCAACAATTATCTGAATGTATGGGTATTGATTTTAATAAGTGTGTTAAGATGGCATACACAACTATTCATTTTCGTAGTGGCGAAATTATTGACGGTGTATTCGTTAAGCGTAAACCAGACGCAACAATTCAAATTTCTACAAAAAAATTAGAATTACCTGTTGACACGCTAATTAAAGAAATTGTAGAATATGCTCAACAAAACAAAATCAAATTCTTTAAAGTTGAATTTGATTTAGAAATTGACAATTATTATCATTATTAAGGTATGATTATGAGTGAACAACAATTCGGATTTGGTGCGATAGCCCCTCAACAGCCTACAAAAGGGAAAGAGAAAATCGAACCAAAGGCAAGTTTCGACAGTACTACGGCAACAGGTGTAGTGTTGGATAATTTCCGCCACGCTAAACAAAATTATGATGTAGCGAAAAAAGCCCTTGATGACGCCAAAGGTAATGTTATGGCACATATTGGCGAACAAATTAGTGTAGGCACGAACCGCTTTGCAACAAATCATTTCACATTAAAAACATTAGTTAGTAAGAAATATGATGTTGACGCAAGCGATATGCAAGGGCTTAATCAAGCGTTAAGTGTTATTGCAAATTTATGCGGTGCTAATGTAGCAAACTCTCTTATTAAGTGGAAACCATCATTAGATAGCAAAGTTTATGAAAATCTACCAGATGAAGTTAAAGCTCAATTAGATAGATTTATTACATTATCGTATGGCTCGCCAACTTTATCGATCGAGGTATAGATGAAAAGTTTATATCACAAACATAAATGTGGTTCTTTAGTACCGTTAATACTGTTAATTTGTATTGATGTTTTAGCGTTTGAACATATTACAGATGATTTTGTGGTATTTACGGCTTCAACGACAACTGAACTTCTGGTGTTTACGTTTAGTTTGACAATGACTTACTATTATTTGTACAAACAACATTACAACGTAAGAGCTTATTTGAAGTGGTTTAGAAATCTATTTAAAGGTGCAAAATGAATTTAAGTAATTTGAAATTACCCCGTGATTTAATTCAAAAGAACGGTGTTAAAATGCTAATTTACGGTGGTGCAGGAACAGGTAAAACTCGTTCAGTGATTACCGCTCCACGCCCTATTTTATTCGCCGTTGAGCAAGGTTTATTATCATTGCAAAATGAAAATGTACCAGTGTTTGATATTCACTATAACCTTACGCCAAATATGAACCCTGCGGAACGTTTAAACAAAAAACTGGCAAATATTGTTGAGTTTTTTGATTGGTTAGAACGGTCAGCAGAAGCAAAACAATTTGATACAGTTTATATTGACAGTATTAGCGAAATTTCAACACTGGTGTTGGAGAACGAGTTACCAAGAGCTAAAGACCCACGACAAGCATATGGGGAATTAGCTGATAAAGTAATGAAATGGGTGCGTTTATTACATCAGTTGCCAAATAAACACGTAGCAATGATTTGTAAGCAAGAAATGGTTAATAGTAACAATATCAATTACTATCAACCGAGCTTTGAGGGTCAAAAACTTTACAAAGAAATCACACATTTATTTGACGAAGTGTTTAGATTTCAGCCTAAACGTTTTAGAACACCTCAAGGTATGCAAGAATTTATGGTTTGCTCAACAAAAAATATGCAAGACTATTTAGCTCGTGATAAGAGCGGAAAATTAGCAGAAGATGAACAACAAGATATTTCTGCTATTATTAACAAGATTATGGCTTGACAAATAGTTTGACAAGTTATATTATTTAAATCAACAACCTCAAACAACAAAAGGAAAATCTTATGTTAAATTTAGATTTAACGCAGTACAACCCTGTTCAATCTGATAGCCAATACGCCAACGTTCCACTTCCATCAGCACATTTAGTTGTGATTGAAGAAAGTGAGCTAAAAGAAAGTGTTAAAGACGGCTTTACTCGTGGCACAAACTTATTACTTGAAATGACAATTTTAGCGTCAAGTATTGGTAATGATTTTGTGGGCGAAAAATTACCACTTTATATCCCTCTGAACGGTTTTGAACCTACTGCTATTAACGCAGGTATGAAACGTTTATCAACACTATCTTACACATTAGGCGTTGGTGCTTTAGTACAAAATAAAGAAGATTTACACGGTATTCACTTTATTGTGGTATTAGAAAAAGACGGCAAAACTAACTTCCCTCGCTTTAGACGTATCTTAAATGCTAACGGTCAAGAAATTGCGGACGCAAGCGGTAATTTCCGTCCTTGTGAATTAAAAGATGTGGCATTAGCGACTGAATTAGAGAAGTTATTGGCAGTCTTACAAAGTGGCGGTCAAGCACAACAACCGCAACAACCGCCTGTTACAGCAGGTGTGATACACGCTTCAGGCATTAACACAAGTTCAGTAAATGCGAGTTCGTTTGGTGCAGGTGCGACAGGTGCAACAGCTCAAGCGTCAGCCCCGAATTTTGGCAATCCGCAACAAGCACCTACCCAAAGTTTTGTGCCTCAGACTAACTTCGGTCAGCAACAGCCTACACAAACGGCTCAAGCTCCGTCAGCACAACAACCGAATTTCGGTGGTGTACCAAATGCACCTGCTTGGGGTCAAACCGTTAATCCGAATAACGGTCAACAGGCTTAATAAAATTTTGGGGTGGAGAAATCTACCCCTATTTCTTAAATGTTTTGATTTAGATCAAAGTCTTTAAGAAATAGCAAACTGGAGTTTAATATGTTACCACAAAATCATTTAGATAAAATCGCAAATCAGTTGATGATAGACATTGACAATTACTGCGATAAAAAATGGAAAGATGAAAATCGAAAACATTTAGGATTTTCAATGATTGGGGACGAGTGTCAACGTAAATTATGGTATGGTTTTCGTTGGTGCAAAATGCCTAAGCCAGAACCTCGAATTAAGCGTTTGTTTGATAGAGGGCATAAAGAAGAAGATCGGTTCATTGATTATTTAAGAGGTATTGGGTGTACTGTTAATCCTTTTGATCCTAGTTATCGTTTATTGATTAACCCAACTGATAACCAATACATTGTCGTTAAACAAAGTAGTAATGAGTACAATGAACTAGATAGTATGGGTGCGATTGATGTATCTAGCGATCTGAAACATATCAAACTAGCGAATGATTTAGGCATTACTTATCCTGTTCAATGGAAAGTATCTGCGTCCAACGGGCATAGCGGTGGTTCTCTTGATGGTAGAGGGTATTTGCCAGAAAGCTACGGATTGACAGAAGAAGTATTATTTGAGTTTAAAACACACGGGGATAAATCGTTTAAAGAGTTAAAAGCTAAAGGAATGAAATTATCTAAACCCGTACACTATGCTCAATGTTGTGCGTATGGGTATATGATGAAGTTAAATTATGTGTGTTATGTAGCAGTCAATAAAAATGATGACGATATACATTTAGAGATAGTACCCCTTAACCATAAAACAGGGGAAACTCTGGTAATGAAAGCAGATCGGATTATTATGTCTCAAGAACCGCCCCCACGCCTACACGAAAATCCAACTTTCTGGCTATGCAAAATGTGTAATTATTTTCCGATTTGCCACGCTAAAGGCGAGATTGACCGAAATTGTCGAAGCTGTAAACACGCAGAACCTGCTAAGGATAAATTGTGGGTATGTAATAAACATCAGCAAATTCTAACAGAGGATATTATTGATAAAGAATACGGCTGTTGGGAAAGTATTTGTTAAGTAATGGGATTTAATTTATGAAAACGCCTTATGAAGAAGCAATGACAGCTTTAATTATTTTAGTAATTATTAGCACAGTTATCATAACAAGCAGTGTATTCGGGTTTATATGGTGGTTATTCCATTAAGAGAGTGAATATACAATGAAAACAAATTATAGTTTAAACCGCATTGAGCAATTAGAAATGATCGTACTTAAATTAGGTTATCGAAAACGAAATAGACATTATCTAACTATGAAAGAAGCTAATTTGCAAAATAAATTATTTGTATGTATTTGTTCACAAGATAATACATTGCCGTTAATCCGCAAAGTATATTGATAGGAATTAAAATGCTTAATGTAAATAAATATCGAACTAGGAACGGTAAAATTTGGCTACCTCTTCATATAACTGAGAATATGCGTAATTATGTACACTTATTTGGATTACAATCTAGTTATATTGGAGAAACAGGTTTATTTAACATTTATATTAACCCTGATTTTGTTGTTACTTATTATGCTACGAAAGATTTTGCAAATGTTTACCATAAAAGACGTGCGTCTTTTAAACTTAAAGGGCGGTTAAATGTGTTGAGATATTTATCAACAATGAGAGGTAAATAATGTTTGAATTGCGTTGGTATCAAGAAGAAGGGATTGAAGCATTGATGAATTACAATTATGCTCACAACCCCCTATTAGCCTTTCCAACAGGAACGGGAAAGAGTGTGATTATTGCTGAATTTATTAAACGTGCTTTAATGGCATATCCTACAACAAGGGTTATGATGTTGACACACGTCAAAGAATTAGTGCAACAAAATGCTGAAAAATTAAAAGGTGTGTGGCAACAAGCCCCTTTAGGGATTTATTCAGCAGGTTTAAAAGAGCGAGATGTTGGGCGACCAATTACATTCGGTTCTATGCAATCTGTATATAAATACATAGAGCGTCAACAAGAACAAGGATTACCCCATTTTGGTAAAATTGACCTTTTAATTGTTGATGAAGCTCACTTAATTTCTGAAAAAGAGGAAACTACATACCGCAAGATAATTTCGGCTTTTTATGAAGAAAACCCCTATATCAAAGTTATTGGTTTAACCGCAACCCCTTATCGTATGAAATCAGGTCAATTGACAGAAAACGGTATTTTTGGGGAAGTAATTTATGATTTGACACAACCTGATATGTTTGTCAGATTGATTAAAGAGGGATATTTAGCCCCTTTAATTCCTCGTAGAACAACCGTTGAAATTGACACTTCTAATCTTTCTATGGTTGGGGACGACTATAACAAGAAACAATTAGAGCAAGTGTCAGATACGGACGAAATTACATTTAATGCGGTTCGTGAAATCGTTGAATGTGGGCTATCGCAAAACCGTACCAGTTGGATTATCTTTTGTACATCAGTTCAACATTGTGAACACGTAAACGCTATGCTATTGAGTTTAGGGATTGCGTCAGCAGTATGCCATTCAAAATTATCTAGCAGGGAAAATGATGATGTTATCAATGCGTTTAAACAAGGAAAATTAACTTGCTTAGTAAACAATAATAAGTTGACAACAGGGTTTGACAATCCTAAAATAGACTTAATTGGTATGTTGCGTCCAACGCAATCAGTCGGTCTTTGGGTTCAAATGTTAGGTCGTGGTACTAGACCCTATCCAACAAAAGAGAATTGTTTAGTGCTTGACTTCGCAGGAAACACTAAGCGATTAGGTTGTATTAACGATCCGAATATCCCTAGCCGTAAAGTCAGAAAGGGTGTTGGTGGTGGAGAAGCCCCTGTCAAAGTATGCAAAGAATGTAATTGCTACAATCACGCTAAAGCCCGTTATTGTGAAGTATGCGGTACGGAATTTACGTTTGAAAATAATCTATTCCAAACCGCAAGTACACTTGAGCTGATTAAAGATACAAGCCCTCAATATGAACTAATCCCAGTAGATCAAGTGATTTACAATGAACATAAATCGGCAAATGGTGGCATACCTACGCTTGAGGTAACGTATCTTTGTGGTTTGTCTCGTTACAAGGAATATGTGTGTTTTGAGCATACTGGTTATGCCCGTAAAAGAGCTGAAATGTGGTGGGGTCAACGTTCAGCAGATCCTTGTCCAGACCGAGTGTATGAAGTGTTAGGTCGTGCGGACGGATTGAAAAAACCGTCAATGATTACGGTTCATATTAACAAAAAATACCCAGAAATTAAATCTGTTACTTTCTAAGGAATAATTATTATGATTGATAATGAATTTGATTTAACAAAAAATAGCAGTGTTGGTGTGTACATAAATCCACACCATAAACATATTACGTTAATGTTTTACACAGAAACAGATACACTAATTCAACCGAAATATCGTGTGAAATTATCGAAAGAAAATTCACAACAGTTACGTTCTATTTTAAAAGATTTAGAGAAATATTTATGAGTAAACTAATTCTCAACACTTTGAAAGTTTTAAAACCTTTGATAAAAAGCAAGGGTTTGCCTTGTGAAAAATACGGTGTTGTCAAAGATGGGGTATTATATTTTGGTAATGGATTTATTCAAGCTGAAATTCCTATTGAAATTCCATTTAATTGTTGCATTGATTTATATCAACTTGAAACAGTTTTGCGTAATGTTAAAGGCGAAAGTGTAATTATCAATATAAATCATAAAGTATATGTACATTATAATAAGACTGATTACAATATTGAAACGTTACCTATTGACAGTTTAAATCAAACAATCAGCTTTTTTAATGCACCAACAAATATCAAATGTCAAGAAAGCCCGTGTATCTTCAAATGGATCACAACAATCGCAGAGGATTATGTTCAACCTATTGTGAATGAGCCAAACGTTGATTTCTTATCTGAAACGCTAATTATCCATAATGGCACAGCTATTTGTACAGACAAATATAATATTATTCAAGCACAATTAGACTTTGGTATGCCTACAATTGCGTTGCCGTTATCCGCAATTCTTTGTTTCAATAAAATAAAGAAAGAGGATATTGTAGGAATGGATTTAGTCAATGAGTTTCTATTGATTGAATTTGCGAACGGTTTGAAATTCTATATGCCAAATTTAGCGTTAGGGCGTAACGAACTTATAACCGCAACTTACAATCGTTTAGTTACTACTTTGGATAAAGTATGGGAAGTCCCTAATATTGAAATTCCCGTGTTAGTTAAAGAGCAAATTAACTTAATCAACAAAATCAGTTTACAAAATGCGGTATTTTTTAATAACACATTTTGCCGTGCTGAAAATTCGGAAATTCATTATCCTAGTTTTACTAATGAACCATTTATTTTTAAATGTTTATACCACCATCTAAAAGTTGCGTTGTTTTGGGGTAAATATTTCAAAACGAATGAAAAAGGTATGTCTTTTTTATCGGATAGTGGTTTAATTCGTGGTTATATAGGAAAAATATTAAATGATTAACGCATTAAATCAATATTTAGCTATGCAAGGTTGTAAAGACCTCGTTCAATATGGGGAAGAAGTCGAGTTTGATATTGAAACATATCCTAATTACTTCTTAATTCAATTCTTATTTAAAGGTAAATATGTTGTTGCTTTTGAAAAACGTAACAATCAACCTTTTAATCAATTGACAGAGCTAGCTTTTATTTGCCAGAATTTTGTATTAGTTGGTTTTAATTCTAATAGCTATGATATTCCTATGTTACGGCATTTCTTATCAGCAAATGCCACAAATGATAGTCTCTACAAATTGTCAAAAGATTTGATTGAAAATGAAATGCGTTGGTGGGATATTAAAGATAGATATTCGCATAACGATAAAATCAACATCAATACTTACGATTTGATTGAGATTGCACCAGACCCAAATAAAATCAGCTTGAAAATGTATTCAGCGAGACGATTAGGGGAAAAATTGCAAGACTTGCCATATGAACCACATCAAAAATTGACAGATGAAGAAATAGTGGTTGTTTACAATTACTGTATCAAAGATATTAGAAACACACATTCTTTAAAATGTGATTTACATACAGAAATTGATATGCGTAAATTTATGAGCCAACAATTCAGTATGGATTTACGCTCACTATCAGACGCTCAAATTGGCGAACGTGTTACTATCCAATTGGTAGAAAAACGCTTGGGGAGACGGTTACCGCAACCAATGAATTATCGTGGGAAAATCTTACGATATTTTTCCCCAACCTATATTAAGTTTTCCACAAATTTATTAACAGGTGTACTAGAAACGGTAAATAACGCAGAATATCTTGTGGATAAATCTGGTAGCCCGTCAATCCCTGATAGTGTTGCACAACTTAAAATCCGAATTGGTACAACTGATTACAAACTCGGTATTGGTGGTTTACACTCACAAGAGAAAGCTCAAACCGTTATTTGTGATGAAAATCATAGATTACGAGATGTTGACGTGGATAGTTTTTACCCACGAATAATTATTAACAACCGATATAGCCCTAAATCAATCGGAGAAGTGTTTTTAGAGGTTTATGAACTTGAGCTTGTAAACCCTCGACTTGAACATAAAAGACGCTCTGGCGACCCAAATTTGACCCCTGATGAGCGTGCTGAACAGAAACAATTGGCGAACAGTAAAAAAATTGTTATTAACGGGTTGTATGGTAAGCTAGGTAGTCCGTATTCAAAAGTTTACGCCCCTGAATTGATGATTTCCGTCTGTTTAACAGGTCAACTTTCCTTGTTAATGCTTATTGAACGATTAGAATTAGCAGGAATTAAAGTTGTATCTGCAAATACTGATGGGATTGTAATGTATTATCATCCAGACCAATTAGATACAGTTAATAGTATTGTTCGTCAATGGGAAAAAGATTGTAACTTTACAACAGAAGATACTTTCTATCACGCTCTTTATTCAGCAAACGTCAATAACTATATTGCTGTTAAATCTGATGAAAATTGTCAAATTATCAAAGGTGCGAAACGTAAAGGCTCTTTTGCAGACCACTGGTTTACAGATAAAAGCAACTTTAAATTGAAAACAACCCCTGACTTTTTAATTTGTCGTAATGCCGTTGTTGATTATTTGACAAAGAACATACCAATTGAAGAAACGATTAAAAATTGTACAGATGTTAGACAGTTTTTATCGGTTAGAGCGGTTAGAGGTGGTGGCGTGTTTAGAGGTCAAAAATTTGGTCGTATCGCACGGTTTTACATTTCAACAGAAAGTCAAGACTACCTACAATATGCTAAAAATGGAAACAAAGTACCTAAGTCAGATAACGCTGAATTGTTGCTAGATTTACCGTCAATACTTCCATCTGATATAAATTATAATTATTATGTTGACTATGCGGATCGTATGCTGTATGATATTGGCTACAAAGTTAAAAATCAAGTTGAGTGCTTATTTTAATTTTGTAGAGTGTATCAGATCTCATTATGTAATTTCCTTAGGTTAATAAAACCCCTATTTGTTTTGAATAGGGGTTCTTTTTTTTAATTATTTATCGTTGATGAGTTTCCGACCATTTGAAATTTTCGACTTCTTTTGAAAGCTCAAAGCCCTCTTTTGTCGTAATTTCTAAGCGAATTTTCGTCTCATCTACACCAAAACCTCGTCCTCTTGGTGGGTTTGCAATGCGGTTTGGATCATATTCATCTACCTCTGCCATAAGCTCAGTTGCTTCATCATTTCCAATACCTGCGTTGGTATCAATCGTTACAAACTCACTGGTCTGCCCGTTAACATCTTCCTCAAATGAAGTTACTTTCAACTTGTCTCGACCATATTCAAGGTAACGTTCCTCAGGCATACCGTTAGCAGTTGTGCCTTTTAATTTAATTACCTCAATTCTCCCATCTGATTGATTTTGCTCAATAGAAAGCTCGGTAATCTGAGCCAACACTACACCTTTAATTTTAGGCGTTTCATTATGTAGGGTGATTGTTTTAGAAAAACCGTTATGGCTGATAGTAAGTTCAATAGAATCAACATCTTCAGACATATGGTAATCTTCGCTAGGTTTTTCGCCATTTTGGTTGAACAACAGTGTAATGAGGTCATTCGGATAGGAATTATTAGATATGCCCGTCAAACGTCCATCTGAATAGTGTTGAACAACTTGTAGATAATCACTCTCTCGGTTTAAATAGCGTGAAGCGGCTTTCCCGTTTTCCAACACTCCGTGCAGTTTTAATTCGCTAAGTGTGTTGTTTTCAAATTTATACGTAAAGTCTGTTACAGAAGCGAAGTGATTTAAATCAACTTTTCTAATATGATTGTACAAAACAGAACTAACGTTTAATGGTGATTTCAACGTTAAATCTACCACTTCTCCTTGTCGAGTATTAAGGTTTAATTTTAACCAACCTTCTTCGTTGACTTTTACGCCATTGACTTCCCACCCTGCATACTGTTTACCTACGAGGATTTGCAAGTCATTGCTGTTTGTGTCTACCACATAATCGCCACTTGCTAATTTAGCTTGATCATCTGGGTAATTGATTGCAGACGGCACAACAGTTCGTAATTCCAACACTGAAATTTGACCGCTTGTTGTCGCAGGTTCAGTTTCTCCGTGCGGTCGTGTTTCAAGTGCTTCAACACGAGCGATAAGTGCGTTCATATCTTTCCCCGTTTGATACGCAAAAAGCTCATATGGGGTTTGCATTTTACTTGTTTTTTCCATTTCGTTGTCCTCTAATGCTAATTATAATTATGCATTAACACCATTTTTAGCATTATTATAAATTGTTAATAAATCTAGTGTAGTATTTGTTTCTAAATTTGTTAAGCGTTCTTTAACATTGTTTAATGTTTCCGTTAAAGATTTTGCCACTTCATTGTCAGATACAATACTGTTAATTTTTTGAGCTATCTCAAATAAAGTATCAAGTTCTTCTGCTAAGTTTCCTCCTTTTAATTTATTTTCAAATTGCGTTAATTGTGCCTGTAATTGTGTAGAAGTAACAACATCAGTTGGCACTGTATTTAAACGTTGTAATAATTCTCGTAATTCTTTATAATCCGCACCAACTTGTTTCGCAAATGCGATTAAATCTTCTTTAGCATTAACTGCCATTTTAACTCCTTATATTTTAGCTAAGTTATAAATCAATAATAAATTTGGTACAATTAAATCTTCGCAATTTTGTTGTTTCTTGCTCAACTTAACTTTAATTTTAGGTTGTTTTGTTTTCAACCTAACTTTAAATTTTTCACACTTCATTTTGTTTAGGAATTTCTTTCGTGATAGAATGTTGCAATGTAAATGTGCCTGTTACAATAGCGGTTATTTTACCGTCAATTAGTGTAAATATATCATAATCTGCAATTTCCCATTTGGCATTAACGGTATGTGCATTTCTGATACTAACAACAATCACATTATCATTGACGGTAATTTCCCCTGTTCGTGTAGATAGTTTAATTGTCTCGCCTTTAGACGGCTTAATCCACATTTCAAAAGGAGCATTGCTTAACCCATTGTAGGCTGTTTCTTCATCATCATTGACAATTTCAAAGATATAATCTTTGTCCGTGCCTTGATAATGGTTTAGATCAATTTGTGTTACTTCGTCCATATATCTTTACAAAACAAGAACGGTTATTGTAAAGAATAATACACACAAGACTAAAGCTAATCCTTGAATTACCCACAATAACCGTTCCATATTTTACCTTGACTTAAATCACAATTTCGTTTGCTTCTTTTAAATATTTGTAAATGCGATCAAGCATAATTTCTTGAGGGGTTTTCCCTAAATCGTCCTGCGTCATTGGTGCATTTACAAGCTCTACTGCTTTATTAGGGGGAATATATTTGTAGGTTTCACAAATTGCAACGAAATTTACAATTTGACCGTCTTGATCTTCCCCTGTACCCACAACATATTTTGCACTAATAGAGTTATCCTCTTGTTGTGTAAAATGTGTGATTGTTGTATAAATTGGATTTTGTATTTTATTAAATTGCATTTTCTTTTCCTTTTAAGTATTGATAAAGAGAATTCGGGCTATATTTATGCGGTTGTTTCAATTTAAGGGCTTCAGCACACCATTCAGAGCAGAAATAACGGTTTTTAACATTGCCAAAACGAGTAACTACCCCAATTGCACCGCATAAATCATATTTACACCCAACTGTTTTTTGATAAAAACGAAAAACTTGATTGTAATCAATTTTAACAGGTACTAAATCCCAACGGTCAGCAGGTAATTCCATAATCTTTTTACGAACACCACCGTCCCGATTAGAAGAAGTATAACACATATATCGACCATCTTTAGTACCTTTAAATACTAATTCACAATGGCTATATTTTCCGTGTGTAAAGAACTTAATAATATCATCAAATAAACGAAATACACAATCTTTTAGATTTTTTCGTTCCCGTTTGTGTTTGTAAAAAGCTACATAAATCATAAATAAAATCTCCGTAATTAGATATATGATTTACTCCAACCTTGATCTAAATCAATAGTTTCTGGCTCAGTAGATTTCTCAATTTGAGCTTTTAAGATTTCCGCATTGCGGTAATCGTGATCGATTTTATTTTTAATTGCATTGACTAAGGCTTTAAAGTTGTCAAGCGTCAAAGTAATCCAATCATTTTCGATAGTTTTCCATCTTCTTTCTTCAAAAGAGCCTAAAACAATAGTAACACCCATACCGTCATACTCTTGACGAGCTACTTGGTCTGTATGGAAATGGCGGATTTGACCGTCTGTAAGTGTAATTTCAACACCTGTTCTTGTTGCGTCTAAACGTTTTTGCTTGATGTTTTCCCACAATTCAGCTCGTTTTTTTGCTAAATTAGCATTTACTAATTCATTGTCAATTTCCCATTCGTGCTTTTCTTCATTCCACTTATGGTTTTCACTCGGTTTTGCACCACTCGCCCCTACTGTGTATTTGTCAATACGCCAGAAATACCCTTTTGTATAAAGTGTTTGTTCAATCTTTTCACGCTCTTGCTCTGTAATAAGACAAGTTTCGTCTGTGATTTCTTCTTTGCGGTTAATTACAGAAATTAGTTGTTGATCGAATAAAAATACTTGCATTTGTTTCTCCGTATTTTACAAGTAAGGAATTTCATTAAAAGATGGTAAGTGAGACACATCTATTATATCTAAATATATCTCGCCACTTTGTATTTTTCTATGAGACGGCATATACAGTAATTTGTTTTTCTCTGAACTATTTGCTAAATTTGTTCTAAATTTAACTCCAAGACCGTTATCAATAATCAATGGTGTTATTATGGATCTGTCAGTTTTTTCATCATAAAAATATGTTGTAGGTGGCATAAGACAGGCAATACGTCTGTCTTTATAAATATTACTATGTCTTTCAAAACTCCGATCAAACATATTTCCGCATTTTATACTTTCTAACGGTTTATATGCCTTATTATTCAACAATACTTCTTTAAAAACTTTTATACCATATTTAGCTGTATCTAAAGTATTATCTACAAATTCAAATAAATGAAAACCAAAATCTACGTGAAAAAACGGATTATTACTATCATAAGAGTTAAGATGTATTGCATAATCCCAATCAGGAGACATTGGTATATATCTTCCAGGATCTGTTTTATACCTACTTCTAGCAAAGGTTTCATCAGGAAATATCATTAAATTGGATATAGGTGGAAATTGATTTGGATCGTTCTCATACACCTGATGAAAAAATCGTGATTGTGGTTCTATAAAAAGTAAACAATTTCTATCAACAGGTAGTTTTTTACTGAAAATTGCACGATGTAAGTCTATTTTATAAGATCTTTTATATCTTAAATATTTAACAGGAATTTCTGAAGCAACCATTTTACGTTGTAAATTAGACAACGAATAATGTTTATACTCCATTGACATACCATAACTTGTCATTGAGAAAGTCTCCGAAAATCTGCCATAATAACACCATAACCAATAGTAATATCAAAATATCTATCTGCTGAAAATTGAATATGATCTAAAATATATTTATTTCCCGAACTAGCCCATTCAATTTTAGGACAATGGTGTATAAATTGTTCTGAATCAAACTGCTCTATTCGTACGAATGGCATATAATTTAAATAAATGGCATTTTTCCCATACTTTCTAACAAATTCTAATCTTTTACTTTCGTTCAGATCAATATAATCTTTATTTAATTGAATTTGATATTGAGGTGGAATATTTATTCTATGAGTAGCCCCTGTAATGTGGGCAGTACCTAATTCTAAATAATAACTATCTAATATACTGTTATTTATCCGCAGTCCGTAATTATTCATATTTTTCTAACCATACTTGTGAAATATGATCTAAATCATAATCGCACTTAACTTGTTTATGATAGAAAGGCGAACCCTCAACCGTTGTTAATGCTCTTAATGCAAATAGGCTAGGGTCAACACTAAATCGTGGGCTATCGTTCACTGTTAAAAAACTAACTAAACTCTCTCCACGATCTAAAAATGATTGTTTATCTCGCCAACTGGCTAATTCAATCGTTGTATTTTTATTTATATAATCAATCGTTAACCTAGCAATCATATGATACCCACAATCAATCTTTTCAGTAAACGATTTATCAATTTTTACTACTTCATCAATATAATACATTATAATTTACCAACTTTAACAACTTCATTTACACCGTCCCATACAGTCAATGCTCGTGTTGCACTTGATAATTCAATACCACCAGAACTATCACGAGAAATCAATCGGAAGCCACCTTGAGGATTAACTTCAAACAATGTGCCATAATTTCCATTCATTGATCCAATTTTGATTGCTCCACCTGTAATAGAACCTAGATTAGCACTTAATGAAGATAATGTCGATACTGTAATATGTCCTGCTTCAATTGCACCCGATTTAATTTTATTACCAGTAATCGTATTTCCTGCGATATGGTCTCCATTGATTGAACCGCCTACAATATGCTCTGCTGTAATTTGTCTTGCACCAATCTTTTCGGCTGTAATTGTGCCTGTAACAAGCGACCCACCGTGAATAGACGTTACACCTGCGTTTTGCCATTCATTAGGTTGTGTAGCGTATTCGGTACATTCTTGTAACATTGGACGGGCAAGATAAAAATCAGCATAGGTTTGATTTTTAGCATATCTGTTGATACGAAATACTAGTGAAATTTTACCTGTGTCAGGGGCTTTAAACTTAACAAAAATCCGTTTGGCATTTTGTCCTAATCCTTTTGCAAATTCTCCAGAATACGCATTGATAAAATTAGCAGGTTTATTGTAAATATCATCTTGACCTGCAATAGGCGTTTCTGCAACAAGCCCTAGATATTGATTTTCATCAGCATTATATTTTTCAACAAGTATTTGCCCTGCACAATGATAACCACCAACATACGCACTTACAATATACCATCTATTAGCGACTACATTGACAAATTGGCGACAAATATCAACCCAAGAACCACGTTCTGCAAGCGTATTAAATTGTGCCTGTGTTCCACTAATACTTAACAATCGCCATTCTTCCGTTTGCTCTCCTTTAGGGTAATAATCACGCTTATCATAACCCCGTCCAAACGCACGTGTTTCTGGGCAGTTACTCCAATCTCCACCTTTTGCATTGAAATGTAGCCAACCGTGAGCATTATTAGCAAAAATAGGGTTGTATAAAAGATTACCACCTAAACCGATTGCTAACTTATCTGCTGAAATTTCCCCTACAGCAAGATGATCTGCTCGGACTGCACCCACAGCGATTTTCGGTGCAGTAATTTGCCCGTTAGCAATTAAATCACTGTTAATCACTATCTGATTGTTGACTACAGATAACATAGGTTTTGGCGATCCATCTTGTGCGTTTTTGACTACTTGGAACTTATCCGCCATCACAATCACTGAACTTTGCTCTTTATTTGCACCAAGAGAAATCCCTGCAATCACAGCACGGTTACCTGAAATGGTTTCAGTTTTAATCGTATGGGTTGCGGTCAATTGACCTTTGACATCTGCCACAACTTTGCTCACAGTAGATACTTGAGCCGTTGCATCATTCACTGAAGCCGTGAGTTTCTTCAGCTCATCTGCTTGAGCTTTATTCTCATTTGCTCGGGCAGTTTGTTCTGCAGTAATCTTCGCCCTTAAATCCTCTTTCGCACTGTTTAAGTTCGCTTCCACTTGGCTAAACTTAGTCGTAACGGTGTTATTGAGTGTACTAATTGATCTCTCAGCGTGGGCAATTTTCCCTTCTGCTCCATCAACACGAGTAGTTAACGCTGTAAGTTTCCCTGCTTGAGCTTTATTCTCATTTGCTTGAGAAGTGGCTAATTGTTGAACGGTTGCCTCAGCATTTCCCATACGAGAGCTAGCTTCGTTTTCCCACGCTACCCTTGTGTTCGTTTCATTTGTAATAGATCGCTTAATATCTTCAAACTGGATAGTTGTTGTCAAATCTTCAGGGGCTTGGCTCCAGTCAGTCACAATACTTCCTATCTCTAATTTAGGATTAGTTACGACACAAGTTCCCCCACCAACTTCAACTTTAAATGAGCAGTGTGAAATACTTTTAATTGGCTTATCAAGCAATTGAACAGTTGATTTTAATCTACCTTGATAATCCCCCTGATGGTTGCTTAACCAACACTCAATCCACGTATACGTATTATCGGTGTAGTATAAAAACATTGATAAACCAACACGATTACGCCCGCCTCTGATAATGCCTTTTGCATTAAGATTAAAAGAAAGCGTGAGTTTTTTACCTTGCCAGCTTTCTTTTGCAGATGATGAGACTGTCCACGAGGTTCTATTTTCTGCCGAATTAAGCAGATAATTACGACCACCTACATCAAAGTTAATATTATTAAATTCAGACGACAGCTCTGCGACTTTACGTTTAGCCTCTTGAGATTGTGCTATGGCTTGTGTTGCAGAATTTTTTGTTGTAGTGAGTTGGGTAATTAGCTCATTATCAAGTTGATCTTGACTTAATTGACCCTCTATTTCAGAGGCTTGTATTTTTGATGTGTACTGAGTGCCATTCCAGTGATACCACTTGCTGTCTCTTTCATTGAAAACCTGTTTTACGCCTTGAAATTGGTTCACATTGAGGTTCGCTACGGTTTTCACCATCTCTAACTTACGAGCAGGTAAAGCCACATCAAAAACTTCATTTATAATATTTCTACTTAGTTCTTTATTTAATAACTCTAATTCAGCTTGAATATTAACACCACTTTCGCCTTTACGACCTTGAGTTTGATCGAATTTGCCTACATTGACACCCCGTTTATGGCGTAGCCAATAATAGCGAACTTGTCTGCTTCCAATTTCGTGAGCATAGTAACCGCCTACAATTCTTTCAACTAAAGAGGCTGTGTTAATATCATCAACTGTACTACACCAAATTTCTGTTTGTGTAATTTCATCAACTAAAGCCCAAGTTAAAATAACGCTAGATAAATGCCCTGTAACACTAATTCCTGTTACAAGAGGCGGTCTGTCAATTGTAAATCTTTTAGTATATTGACTTAATAATTGGTTTTTATCGTTATATGCTGAAATTTCAGCCTCGTATGCACCATTTTCTAAATTATCAACGTTGATGTCAGGACTTTGTAATCCTTTCTCTATATAAACAAGCGAATTGTTTTTTAATAATTTTACAGTGTAACTTGTGATGTTTCTTGACGATAAAACATTAAACGAACCATTGACTTTACCGCTAACAGTTAAACGTGAACCGTCATATGCAATCTCTGCGTCAACAACATCTCCATAAACCGTTTGAGGTTTAGGGTCAAAGTGAGTTCCATTGATTACAATGTCCTCTTTTTCAGGAACGTGCTGTAATGCCGTGATTGTGTAGGTTTTACCATTTGCATTGTCATTCTCTTTGATAGAGATTGCACGATATAATCCAGTTGTGATACGCTTAGTTGATAAAGCCCATACTGTCAATTCTGGAATACCGTTTAAATTTTTAGCAACTGTTACAACATTATTTTGTTTGTTAAAGCTAACGATTTTTACATTCTCTGTAATACCTTTAGCTGATACATAAGATAAATAGCTGTTGTCGTCAATTTCAATAGGTCTGTCAAGTGTTAATTGTGTGCCATTAACCGCCCATACACGACCGCCCACATTTACACCTGCATACTGGCTGTCTGCAATTTCAATAATATCGTAAGGCAAGTGCATTACACCCTCTTGACCTACGGTAAATGTAATTGTCTCTGTTTCCAGTTTTTCAGTTTCTAAAAGCCAACGCCCTGTACGGTATGCTTGACCTCGTGATGTACAACCAAACGCTGTAATTTTTTTAACATTTTCGCCATAACGAGCGACCAACGTATCATCACTAACACTCTCAATCTTTTTCTCGTAAAAGTCGCTAGCGTCAATATATTCAACTTGAATAGTGTTGTGTCTTGCTTTTCGAGCGGAACGTTGACGAGTAAAACCGCCAATCGTATTCGAGTTATTGTACGTCCATACAGGGTCAGCCTTTCGGTCTTGAATTGCTGTCAACGCTTGACCGTTCCATACTGGCATTGCACGGAAAATAGAGCAAATATCATTGATTAAGTCATAGGCTTTGCGTTGGTCTGTAATCCAGATATTACAGGTCATTCGAGGTTCTTTACCACCGAAACCGTCAGGCACTAATTCATCACAATAACGACCAATAGCATATAATTGCCATTTGTCAATATTAAACTCTTGCAAACGTTTACCCATACCGTAACGGGTATTTGTTACTAAATCATAGAACACCCAAGCAGGGTTGTTACTCCACGCTGATTTGAACGATCCGTCCCAAAAGTCAGATGTATAGGTATGTGTTTCAGGGTTATAGTTGCTAGGTACTTTGATAATTAAGCCGTTGACCTCATAATTTCTAACTGGCACATTACTAAAATACTCACTGTCAACTTTAATACCAATTAAAGCAGTATTAGGATATGCAAATTCTTTGTCAATAATTTCTGTATAGCTAGACCAAAAACAAGTATTTTGCACTTTATTTGTCGAACTATCAGGCTCAACACGACTTACACGGATAGAGAAAGGGGGTTGCGGTACAGTTAGATCAAACATTTCACGATACGCATTTGAATACTTACCGTTGAATGTATATGTTTGACTTCCAACAACGCTATTATTTTTTAAAACTTCAATAGTCATTGATACAGAAGTCGGGTTAGTATCTCCGTTATCTTCTTGTCGCAATAATCGCTCAACGCCTAGCGTCATACGAATACGAGTAACATTAACATCAGTAACGGTTTTAATAAGGGGTTTATCTTTTAAAATCTTACTACCTACGTTGATTTCTTTTTCAACGGAATTAAATTCAGGTAAAACATCTTGATCTTGCGTACCAACATTTGCGTACACTGATACGTTTTTAAAGTTGAAAGTACCGTCAGCGTTACATAAAGGGGTTTTGTCGAGATACACTGATTTCATATCATCAACAAGACCCTCAATTTCGCCCTCTGAAATAACTTCAAGCATACGCAAGATCTGGAAACTGCGTCCTGTTTCTTTTGCTTCAACAGGCGTATGTGAGCTACCGCCTTTTTTTCTACTAAATAAACCCATACTCTATCCTATCTTCTACGTTTCAAACCCCAAAAACCTCGTTTATTATTGACGGTTTCATCAGGCTTATATAATTCAACTTTTAATGTTTCAACACCTTTGCCAATAATTAGCGAGCCTACAAGAATACGCCCATAAGCAAGGGGAACAGGACGACCTTGAGCCACCAAGTTTTGTAGGTTTGAGAAAGAAGTTGATTGTTTTTTCTCTGTTTCATTTCGACTAGGTTGATCGGCTGATGGGACTTTTGTCAACATTTGAGTAATACCTCCTGCTATTAAAGCTAACCCAAACATACCAACGTAAGCACCTGCACCGCCTAACCAAGTAGTAGCAAAACCAACAACTGCTAATGTCGTACCTGCAATAAATTGGATTGCACCACCAGAGCCACCAATAATAGGTATAACGTGCAATATATCTCCGTCAATAAGTTCGCTCAACACATCATCTTTAATAGTAGGTGTTGTGAAATAACGTTGACCTAATTTAACTTTAAAATATTTATGTGTTTGAATAGCTTTACGCAATCCATTGATTTGACAATATAATGCGTTTAATGCTTCTGCTGAATTTGCAACATCAACTAATTTAAATTCGTTTCCAAATTTTCTAAGATTGCCGTAAAGTTTAACTGTGATTTCCATTTATACCGCCAAATTGAATGTGTATTCTTCAACCAATATCCACCTAAAATATCTCGTTTACTTAATCTGTCAATTGAATGATGAATAAATAATTGATTACCAATATATACGCCTGCGTGATTAGGAATATCTGAACCAATAGTAAATAAAATTACATCTCCCATTTCTGGTACATCAACTTTTTCAAACCCATATTCAGGTAATCTGTCAACATATAAATTCATTCCTTGTTCATACCAATTGTCAGGATATTTAAATTCAGGCAAGTGGTCTGAACCTGCAAGCATATAGCAGTCTCTAAAAAGATTATAGCAATCTTGCTTATTAAATTCAAACTGGCGACCTAATAATGGTGCAATTGGACGATATTTTATAACCGCATTATCGCATACTAACACCCAATCTAAATCTAATAATCTTTGATTTTGCATATCATATTTTGACAAATAATTTCGTCCGTTTGTATGCGAATGAACAATAGCGACAACATCATAATCAATTAAAACAGAATTATCCATTTCAAATAATTCGGTTGGATTGTTGGACAAATTATCACATTGTTTAAATTTGACAATATTATCTTTATCTAAAAATAAAATACCGCACATTTCTTTAGGAAATTCTTTTTTAGCGGTATTTATTAAAATTTGTTTTAATTCTTCTGTAATCATATTAGCCTACAATTTATCAATCGCAATATATGCACCAAAGTTTCGGGTATTATTTCTCAACGCACACCCTGTTAAACATTTTGAGCATTTGTCCTTTTTAGGGTCAGTGGTTGGTTGGTCTTTTTCATCTGCTACGGGTCGCCCTGTGTAACCACATTCAGGGCTACGGTAAATAAATTGGCACGTGTTCGCCATCATCATTCGAGCAGGTAATAATAAACCGTCTAGCTCTGTTGGAACAGCTAATTTAAAACGAGCAATATCAATCGTTAAACTTTCAAGTTGTTCGATAACATAATAATTGACAATTTCGTTATTTGTGTTATGTTTAGGATTGCTATTATTAGAGAAATTGATAGGGTCTAAATTATTTGCGTAAACTTGTCGTCTGCAAACAACCGCCCCTAAGCAATCATCAAATTCATTGACTAAACCAGTTATCAAACCAAATAAATTAGAGATGGCTAAAGTGGGACGGTTACTTGTGCCTTTAACACTGTTTTCAAATCCAGATCCTTTAATCGGATAAGGTTGATATGTTTGCCCTTTCCATACAACACTTTCGCCTTTTTCATTAACCCCATTGTGTAGGCGATACATAATGCCTTGTGTACCTCTTACTGAAGTTAATCGTGTCAAATCTATATCCCATAATTCTAATAAAGCGTCTTGCTCTAATTTAGCAAGCTCTAACTTCATTCCTACTGGTAATTCTAACGCCATTATAAAGTTTCCTTAAATGTCATTGATATTTCAATTACACCATTATTATAAACGGGCGACCATTCTTCGCAATATACTTTAATAGGTCTATTGTTAGGGTATAAATAAGAAGTCCAATTAAACGCTTTGTAACCCTCTTGACGTTCAAGAAAATTTGTTACAGCTTTACTGTCTCCGTCAACAACAATTCTTCCGTTTTTATTGAAATAAGTGCCTCTGAATGTTACGTTAAATGTACGTTTTAAATTTTTAATACCTTTCTTAGTTCGTTGCTCATATCCATCATCAAATTGTACTACGTTAATATTCGCCTTAACGCTTTCACTAACACCTGTTTGAACTGGATAATTAAAAGTTTCTATACTCACGCTAACATTCCCCCTGCGTCTCGTTGTTCATTAGCCAATACTTCATAAATAACACTTCTTGTTTGGTTTCTAAATTCGCTCAATGTATTAGCGTCAATATTTCCGTTTCCGTTAATAGTTACGTTTTGAGTAACGTGTACTACATTTCCACCGCCATTACCCATTACTTGTTTGTTTGAGAATACACGACCGTTATCCCCTGCAATCATATATTGACGACCAGATCTAGATCGATAAATTTCTGGTGCATTGCCCTCGCCAACTTGATAGAGTGAGCCTGCATTTACTGTACCACCATCTTTACGTTTCCCTGCGAGAGCAATCAACATAGGGATTGCCATAAATGCGCCCATTAAAGCAGTCATACCTGCACCAACACTTGCTCCTTGTGTTGCTATGGCTGTTGCTGTGGCTGCGGGGGTCATAGCACTAGTAATCGCTGTACCGCTTGCGACTGCGTCTGCGGTTGCGATAGCTTGATTAGCTTTACCTTGTGCTAACATTGTCGCTTGGCTCAATGCCCAACGTACACCCATTTTAACAAATGAATTAACAACCTCATTTAGTATTGTATTTGCCAAACTCCGCATTGCGTCAGAAATACTGCTAGTCCCTGTGAGAACGTTAGTAATCGCAGTAGTTGCACCTTGTTCAAAGGTTTCAATAGTATTACCTAAAACTTCCCACATACCGCCCATCTGTTTCATATTGTTGACATATTGTTCAAACACATCTTCATTTTCTTGTCGTCTTAACGCATTACGAGCAGTCTCTTTTTCTTGATCTGAAATCCGCATTTGATCGATAGCTTCATAATGTAGGCGATATTCTTCTGTAATGCCAGCGATACCTTGATCTAAGCTCGCAGTAACACCCATACTGCTTAATGTTTTATCATATTCGATACGTCTATCAGTTTCACTAACATTTGCTTTGCTTAAAGCGTCAAGTTTTAACTGTTGTTGTTCACGTTGACGTTTTAAACTATTTTCTTCATAAGTATTGATTTCTTTAGCCAATTCTTTTTCACGTTCAACTGCGTCAATTTTCGACTTAATGGCGATCATTTGTTGTTCGGTTAAACTCACACCTTTTTGTTGTAACTCTAAACGCAATGAATAAAGAGAATTGTATTTACTATAATTTTGATAACCCTCTTTTAATAATGCCAATTCATCATTAAGTTTGCCTACATACTGTTCTTGTTTTTCAATGGCTTTTTGATGTTCACTTTCACGTTTTTTGGCTAAATTTTCAGTTTCTCTAGCGTGTTTACGAGCAGATTGTTGTGCCTCTGCGTCAGCTTTTTTGCGAGCCTCAACTGCTTCTTCTGCTTTAACTAGATCTGCTAATAATTGTTCACCTAATTTTACTTTTTCAGGATCGCCACTATTCTTAAACAATTCTAAGTCTTTCTTATGCTGATCTGCAACTTTCATTTCAAGTTGACGCTTAGGCGTTGCTTTAGCCCATTCATTTTGTTTAGCAATTTGTTCTTTAATACGAGCTTCTGTCTTATCCATAAGATCGTTAGTTTTTTGTTTCGCAGTTTCATTAACAGGTGCTGATAAATCTGCGTTCATTCCAACTAAACGCTGTAATTCTTCCCGTAAGGCTTTAACTCTAGCTTCTAATTGAGGAAGTAACTCTTTACCTTTTTCATAAATTTTATTTTGAGCAGATAATTGTTCATTTGCTTTAATATCTGTCTCACGTTTATCTTCGATTGCTTTCCCTGCGTCCTTAATTCGCTCAATTAACTCTAGTTGTATTTTTAATTCACTACGTAACCCTTGTTCATAATTTCCCTGTAACTCCTCTAATTCACGCTGTTTCTCTGCGAGAGTAGCTTTCGTTTGAATAGAATTCTCTTGAGCTTTTGAGTTTTGTATTTCTGCAACCGTCAACTCGTCAAGTCCAGTACTACCCATACTATAAATTTGAATAAGAGCTTTTTCTTTATCCCCATACATTGCTATGGTTTTAGACGTATTACTGATAACTTGTTCATAATTACTTGTTTGTTTTTCTAATTTAGCAATTTCTTTTTTTACTTCATCAATACGTTTACTATTCTCTGCCATATTTTTGGCTAAAATATCACTTTCTTGTGTTAATTTAGTGAAAGACATTAAATCCATTTGAGTGTTAATATCTTTCAGACGAGAAAAATAGTCGTCCATTTTAGCTTTATCTTGATCGTAGCTAGGGAATAAACTTTTGCCAAAACCTGTATCAAATAATAAATCCATTCCAATTGCTAAAGCACTAACACCTGCAACTAACCAACCGATTGGGGTAGCTTTCGTTACCAGATTAAACGCCTCTACTGCACCTGTTGCACCAATCCAAGCCTTTTTAATAGCGTCAATTGTTGTGAGGAAAGAGCTTGCGGTTTTAAGTACCATTGCACCTGCAATAGCTACACCAAAACCAACAGCAAGTCTAGTTGCTAATTCTAAATTATTGCTGATATATTTAATGGCGTTACCAAACGTCTCCGCTAAACCTGTATCTTTAAACATAGCACCAAAATAAGTTTGTGCCTCTGTTTGTAGGTTTTGCAAGTGCATTGCAACAGTAGGTGTCATTTTAGCAAATTTCTGATCCACAACTTCTGACATTTCGATAACAGCTTGCTTTAATACATCTCCAGTAATTTTACCTAATGGGGCTAATTTTAATAATTCGCCTCTATTAGTTTTTAATTTTGTGGCTAAAGCGTCTGCTAACGGTGGCATTGTTTCCATTACAGTACGAAACTCGTCCCCGTCCAATTTTCCTTTATTGAACGCTTGAGAAATTTGAAGTAATGCTGAACTTGCCTCTGCTGTTGTCAAACCTGCTAATGATACGGTTTTTGTCAATGTTTGCGTAATTTGTATAGCTTCACTTGAACTACCACCCATTTGTTTAACTGCCATATCAAGACGAGTGTATAATTTTGTAACACTTTCTAAATCGCTATAACTATTTTTAGCAACATCTGTTAATGTTGCTAAACGATTTCGAGCTTCTTCTGCACTATTTGTTACCAACGTCAATTTGTTAATCATTGACTGATATTGGTCGCCTAATTGTGCGATACCTACTAACGTTGCACCTGTACTTGATAAAGCAAACATTGTGCCTACAAATTGACGTAACCCAATATTGGCTTGTGCTGAAACGTTGGCGTTACGTTGTAGTTGTTGTTCAAGGCGAGCTTGTTCTCGTGCTAAGCGAGTTGTTGCTGTTTGGGCTTGAGTGGACGCAATTTGTGAGCGGGTTTTAGCGGTATTTGCTCGTGCTTGAGCGTTAGCCAAATTTTGAGCAGAAATAGCACCTTGATTTTGAGTGTTAGATAAGGCTTGTTGTTCACGTTGTAATCGAACTGTTAAAATTGACGCTTTTGTTTGCTCTTGTTTTAGTTTAGTTTGTGCAATTTGTAATTTTGTAGCTTGTAATGCTGTTTGTGAAAAACTACCATTTAATTGAGACGAGACTTGAGCCAGTTGTCGCATTTGATTAGCTAAACCACTAAAATTAGTTCGTCCTAAACTTGCAATAGCATTTGAAAATCCGTTAATATTTTTAAACGAAAGACTATTGACTGCATTTTTTAACGCATTTAATTGATTAGTTGTGGTTGCACTAGCTACACCAATAGCTTTAATTTTCTGTTCAATTTTACTGTCAACGTTATCTTTAACGCTAACACTTGCTTGAATTTGTGTCATAATTTTTCTCGCTTCATTTGCTCAATTGCGTCTGATACGCAACGTTCAATATAGTGCCGTTCCGCCTGTACTGAATACCCCATATTCAGCAACTCAATATAATCTACATTGTTAGTAATATACACGATTTCCCCCACTTTCGCACGTTGAATTATAGCTCCCCCAAGAGACATTGCTATCCCTGCTGATATATCTTGCGTTGAGCCATCTACACCAACTTTGTGGGCTTCAATTTTACGATCTCGTTGTTTACCTAAACCCACAATCCAGTTTGAGAGAGCCGTTGAGGTATCGACTGGCGTACTCTTAATTAAGAACCAAAGAATAAATTTTGCCAAATTTATTTTATAACGGTTAATGCGTTTTTTAATATCTTTGTTAAAATCTTTTAATTGTGAGTTTAGGGTATTCATTATTTAGCCTTATCGTTGTAATGTTTAATAACAACCATATCTAACGCACGAATAATTGACACAAAATCGTGCATTTCTTCTGGTGTTTCATATGTCAAGAATTTAGCATATTCAATAATTTTAGTTATCGGTATTGGCGATACGTTAAACCCGACTTGACGCTCACTTTCTAATATAAAAAAGGCTTGCAAATAAAAATGCAAGCCCTCGTCAATTAGTTCAGGTTTATTCCGAATAAAATCAGGTAATTCTTCCCCGTTTTTTAACGCTTGCTGTAAAACCGCATTGTCAGAATTACCGTGTTTCAGTTCGTATTCCAATACCTCTATTAGTTTTTTGTTGCGGTCTCAAAGCCATCTAAACCGTAGTTCGCACGGTCAAGTGAGAAGTTGAATAAGAGTTGTGTCAAGTCTGGTAAATCTTCTAGCAACATCACTGCATTATCAGGGCTAAATGGTAAATCATTACCCTCTTTGTCAATAATATTATTCCAACCTGTAATTAAATGTCGAGCAAACACTCGCATACGAGCTTCTTCACGTTGATCTTCATCAACATCTGCCATTTGCAAGGTAACTTCTGCTTGAGCTTTTGAAAATTCAAGGTTGCGTGAAGTCCAACGTGCAACATTGATATATGTGTCGCTGTCTTTGTCAATGTAGAATGGCACACCAGTTTTTTCTTTTTGACGATCAGAACCATATTTAGCATAAAGATTGATTTTAGTCATTTTAAAACACCTTTTAAGTTAAAATTAAAGCAGTCAAATAATTTTTGTTTGACTGCCTCATTATAAATTACATTGCAACTTTAGGCAATAGTGGGAAATTGACATACATCATTGTATAGCCAAATTTATTCTCTGCACCCATTGCTTCTAATTCTAGTGTAATTGGATTGTCTTTTTCGACATTCAACGTACCACCGCCTAAACCGACTAATGGAATGTCAAAAATAAGCCCTTTTCCTTTTGTTGCGAATAGAGCGTATAAGCCCACATCTGCATTTTTACGCACTGCTTCAACTGCTTGAACAGTGGTAAAGTATGCCGTAGTTTTACCGCTAACTTCAAAATTACCTGCTGATACGTCAATTGCTCCGAAAGTACCTAACGCTTTATTTTCAGATAAATTGTTGTTTACTTCAATTGATGTTTCTGTAACGTAGGCAAATAATGGCGTTGAAGTTGACTTAGTGTCATCAACTAATGATAAACGAATAGATCGAATATCGCTCGTTGTATTGATACCACTTTCGCCTAAAGACGCTGTCAATTTGCCGTCAGATAATAATGCACCTGTACGGTATTCATTGTTAGTTGCAATAAAACTCAAATCAGCTTTCAACATTTCGCCCTGTTTAGCCTCAAGCGAAAATTCGCCTAATACTGCACCGCTAATATATTCCGCTTGTTTTTGGTTTGTTGACAAATCTTTTCCAAGTGTACGCTCAAAACAATATGATTTGCGTTTAATCAAATCTGCTGTACGTTCATTTTTTAATACAGCACCCATAAAAATTTTGATTGTTTTGCTTGTACCTGCGTCAGCACTTAAACCTGCTCGGAATGTACCATTATCAAAAGTTAATTTCTTAGCTTCGATTTTTGATACACGGGCATAGAAAGTTCCTGCCGTATCAAAACGTTCAGTCGGATTGTCGCCACCAACAAAGATCCATTCGCCCTCAACTAAACCAAGCGTAGTGAAATCTGCTGTTGTTGCGGTTAAAGAATAGATATTGTTTGCGGACGCAAATTTAATATCGCCACTTCCACCAGTAAACTGATAATTAGTTTTCTTGCGAGTGTCGGCGAAAAATACACCCTCTAATAAATCGTTAAGGTTATTTTGTGTAAAGTCAATATTAAAACCGCCTTTAACACTCAAATCTGTAACAACACCTTTTTGGTTTTGACGAGAAATTGACAACGGAGTACGGTTAGTTGTATTCAACTCTCCCCCGAAATCAGAAAAGCTGTTAGGTTCTAATGCTTGCCATTTTGACGTGCTAGGTAACTGCCCTAAACATTCCTCAATAGCGTAATTTAAACCAACAACATTACTGTCAATCTTTTTTGTTTCACAAGTTGCCATAATGCTATCCTTTTATTTATACGATTTCGTCAAACTGATAGCTAAATGTTATATCATACCGATAGCTATTGTTTTCCATATTGTACGGACTTGCTGTAATATGGCGAACCCACAAACAGTCAAACCGTTTTTGGCGTAATGCGTTTTTCAACTCTTGAGCGATCAGTTCCATTTTGGCGTACCCATTTGGGATTGATCGTGCCATAAAAAAGTTGATAGCGTAAACACCCTCGCTAGTATAACGCACTTTGCCTAAATCTTCTACATCAACCGCCAAAGTGTCTTGATCTTCCCTAATAATTCTTCGGTTGAAGTAAATTCGCAATTTTTGATTAAAGTTATCAGGAAGAACGTTGCTATGGAAGTCAAATTCAGCGTCAACTTGTTTCTCTTTACAAAGTTCTTTTAATTTGCTATAAAGAAACTTATTCAATTCGTCAACTACATTAACCGCTTTCATTATTTAAGCTCCAATTTATACACTACATCTTTTCCGTTAGGGTTAATTCTAACAACAGATTGGATAGCGTATGTTACACCTTTGACATTAAAAGTATCGTTAATCGTTGGAACAAAGTTGCTATGTGGCATATATGCTACATAGTTATTATCAACCATTGCTCGCTCGCCTTGCAATTTAAATGTTTCTCGTGAATATTTTGGAGACGGTAGAACAATAATATCAACTAAAACAGTTTTTGTTTCAAACTCATTATGCCAGTTTTCTTCTGTCTTAACTTGACGATAATACTTAGCTTTATTATAGCCATACTTTTTAATTAAACGGGTTGCGGTTTGCGATAAACGGTCGTAAATATCAGCCATATCATCTACCTACGCTTAACGTAAAGCCATTACTAACTAAATATTGATTGAGATAACGCTCAACCATAGGGAATTTACCGAATAATACTTCGGTCAACATATCTTCTGAATATTGCACCTCTAATACATCAATCTTCTCTTTCTTGATAATATCATCTTTAGATACGTTGATAGGTAAAAGACTAAACCCTAAACTTTGTGCTTCAACTGCATAAAACAACGCCTTTTTCAAATTACGCATATCGTAAAGGTGCGGATTACCTGTACACGAATTTGATTGTTGACGTGGAAAAGCTAAGGCTTGTTCAGGGTTTAGTCTTTTACCAACCATTCTATTTTCAAGACTGTCGATAAAATTAGTCGCACGGACTAAATAAATAGCTACTTGTTCATCTTCAACATCTTCAGTTTCCATTCCGTTTAATTTTGCAAATTGACGAAATTCATCAACACTAGCATAAACGTTAGCGTCAACTAAACCTGTATTATCTTCAACAATCAATGTAGCCATTTTATTACCTATTAGTTATCTTTTGGTGGAACTGGTGGCGTACCGAACGCATTTGTAGCTTTAGGTGGTTCTCCGTCAGCCTTATTTTCCCCTGTATCGCCATCTTTTGGCGGTTCAGGTGGAACTGGTGGATTACCCCCAACATTATCGCCTGTACCTGCCAAGTATGCCTCATATTGAGCAATTACTGTATCAGGATCAGGTAAATGTTTCAAGTGTTCAGGCACAACACCAATAACTGCGTCAACAATTAAACTTTCTTGTCTTGTGTATGTCTCTGCATTGAGAATAACACAAGGATAACGTGCTAAACTATCAATAATAGCATTTTCTGCTTGTGTAGGTAAATTACCTGCACAGAAGATAGCAATAATCGGCTTATTCATACTTTTACCTTTTAAATAGGCGGTTGTTACACCGCCATTAAATTATGCTTTTGCGTTAGCAATAATTACACCAGTTTCGTCTTTCACGTTATTTGAAATACGTTCCCAGTTACCTGCTGTTGTAATCGCACCGTAAGAAAGACCGTTCATTGTGTCAGTAGTTTTGTAACGATAGTTACTAACTTTCAATGTTGAAGTCCACTCTGCTTGAAAACGTTTACCTAAGTTTTCTTTACCAGTGATTGGCACAATTTCTGATACAAAATCTTCTTCGTAGCCCACAAAAGCAGAGTTCTTTTTAAGACCAAGAATATAGTTAGCTTGTGTAGTTACAAGTGATTTGTTGTCAGTGATTAAGAATGTTTGACCTAATGCGTTACGCATAATGGTAATACCGCCAAAGTCGAATAAACGTTCCGCATTTTTGAACGTAGTTTCAACTAAGTCAAAATATTGGCTTGAGTGCATTACAAACAATTCGATTGAATTGTATTGGTCGCCCATAGGTTTAACTGCTTTAATTAAATCTAAATGTGATAATTTAGCGGTATTTGGGATTGTTGTTTTAACTGCATTGTTTGAGTTTAAACAAGTTGTCAACGCACCGATTGCCACTTCTGCCATATATTTTGTAGTTTGGTCTGCCATAGCACGAGCGATTTTCACACCTGCCAATTCAGGGTTTTGTTTAACCCAGTTAAATTCAGCGTGTGTCCATTCAATCGGGTGGATACCTAAACCCATTTTAACGGCATTATCTTTAACACGACTAAAACCTTTAGCTGTCAAAGTATTGTCTGCGTATGGATTACGAGATTTGATTAAATCTTGACCTAAAATGAGGTTCATAGATTGTTCAAAATCCCCTAAAATTGATTTTGTGCCAAGTACAATCGCACCTTTTGAATTAGTATTAAATACTTGCACATTTTCTTTGATAAGTTCTTGACCCGTACCATATACCGTACGTTCAAAAACTTCTAAGGCTGATAACGACATACGTTATAACTCCTATTCGTCTGAACCGTATTTTGCCTTAGCAATTTGTGCCAATTCAAGATCGCTCATTTCGCCAAGACGTTTTGTTTCGCCTGTCGGAGTACCACTCGGACTGCTTGCACCTGCTTTAGCACCGCCATTCGCAGAAGTTGCTTTAATAATAGCACTAAATTCTTTGTTGTCAACAAAAGATTTTTTCAATTCATCAACCGTCAATGCTGAACGTTGACCGTTTTCATCTAAAACCACTAATTTAGGGCTATCGCCAGTTAAATCCACACCTAAACGACTGCGAATATGTGGACTAATCAAGTTAGGGTGTGTTGAAATTTCGTTAGCCATACTTGTAACAGCACTTTCAACTAAAGACTTAGTTACATACCCGTTATGTTTTTCTTCTAAATCTTTAAATTGTGTTTCAAGTTTACTATATTTTTCCGTCCACGATTTCTCAATCGCCTCTACATCTTTATCGCCTTTTGCTTTTTCGTAGGCTTCTTCTGCTTTTTTCTTAGCACGTTCTTCCGCTTTACGGATACGTTCTTCTTCTTCCGCCTTGTAATCGTCAAGTTCTTTTTTCAAACTTGCTTTTTCAGCTTTCAATGTCTCAAAAGCCGTATCGTCCAAGTCTAAGACAAATTCATCTCCGACTTTTGTATAAAGTTCTTGCACTTCTTTTGTCAACTGTTCTAATTCACTTTGACTAATTTTGCGTTTTAGTTTCATTTTTCGCACCTTTTACTTCTTTAGTTTGATTTAACGCAGATTGTTGTTTAGCTAACTCAATCTGCTCTTGTTGTGCTTTCGCACGTTCTTCGTCAATTTCTTTTTTAGCCACTTCATTGTCTTGTGTGGCACTTCCACCACGTTTCAAACACTCTCGCATTTCAGTAAATGAAATAGCTCCTTGCGTCCAAGCATTGATAAAGAAATTCTGTTCATCTGAACCAACACGATTATACTCAAAATCTGTATTGAGTTCAAATAATACGTTACTGTCATCTAGCCCACAAAGTTTATGTGCTACTTTTAACGCTTTTGTATAAGCGTCAGATACATTGTCAGCACAATTCGCTAAGATTGAACCTTGAGACGGATTTTCAACTTTAACTTGATACGCAGTTTTTGCCACATTATCGCTATCTAAAAACTTCGCACCAAACGCACTCATTTGTTTTTCTTTCTTCTCCATACTTTCAGCTAAACCACTATCTGCTTTAGCTTGAAGAAGTCCTGCTGTACCGCCATTATTCAGATTTATGGCATTTTCTGAACCCAATTTAATCGCAGGCGTTTCAGTCGATCCAACTGTCATTGATTTATTACCGTTAAGACCACTCACAAATAAAGTTGCTTGACCTGCAATAAACATTGTATTTTCATAATCAGCACTATTACGATAATGTGCGATATTTAAACTCGCCAAATCATATAAAATTGGATTGTCTGGATAAGGATTGTTGTTTTCCATTCCAATAAAGAAGAATGGAATATAATCCAAAGTCTGCCCGTTAGCGTCAGTCGGAATAATCGTTTTATATTCTTTGAAATCGTCAACTGTTGCAAAACCATCATCTGTTGAACTACGATAAATCACTTGTTTGTAAACACCGTCTGCTAAACGCAACACTCTCAATTGTTTACGTTCTTTTACCTCAAAACCGTCTGCGTCAACTTCAAAATAATTTTCGCCTAATACAACTAATGTTAATCTTTCTTCTGCACCAACATCTTCTACACGAAAATTCTTAATATCAAACGGGCTGTATGGCGTAATTGTTGGACGATAACCGCCTTTTTCAAAATCAGCTAAAGACACCGCACCTTTTGTTTCAGGGAAATCAACAAAGACACCGCCATAGGCGTACGCTAACGCATAATTTAACGATTGTTTCGCACATTGATTTAGACTAACACCATTACCTGTTGCATTTTCAATCATATATTTGATTAAATCATTGTCAACACTATCGACTACAGGTTCTTTAATGAATACTTGTGCCATTAACTCATAAAGCGTTCTACGAGTTACGTTTAAGAAAACCGCTCTATCTTTATATGCTTTATAGCGATTATCTTCAACATTATCACAGTCAGGTTTTGAGGTTGAGGGATACGGCAAATAAACTTGACCTTTATCTTTAATTTTTTGTTCTCCCTCTAAACAATCTCGAATAACCGTCCATTGTTTCTTTTTGTTCACAATTTCTTTTCTTACAAATTGCACACCTTTTTGAACATTAACCATTTTAATACTCCACACTTAATACAATAGAACCATTACCGACACCGTCAAGGATACGATAGCGAACCATATCGTAGGCGTGATCTTCGGTTGAAGTATCAACGTCATCAATTCGCTTTTCGTCTCTCGGTAACACTGGAATTGTTGAAATACTAGCTACACAGTTATTCATAAAATATATATGCGGTTCTTCTGCGTTATCTGTCGTATTCTTCAACATATCTCTAAATAATTGTAAACCATTCACACGACTTCCGCTACTTTTATTTGATCGTTCCCAATAAACATTTTCACTCGCCATAATGTCAGCAATACAATCATTATCTGTATTTGTATTATTCCAGATCTGATTGTCAGCAGATCCACTCGCTACTGTTCGTTTAATCCAACCACTTTCAATTAACCCTTTCTCAATCTCTTTAATACCTTTTGCAATATCTCTAGCAGACATTTTTAACCCAGTATTCGTGCCAATTTCTTCTGTTCCGTACCACTCATAGAATTGAATTAACGAACCTTTTGGCGGACAAAATTTAATCCATTGACCGTTATCTAGTAAAACATCTGCTTCTTCTCCGTTAGCACACGCCCACCAACCCACACTAAACGGGTGCGAGCTACCCCAGTCAAACGTACGGTCAATATACCAACCCTCTGGAATAACAAAACGACTAATAACGTGCTTGCTTCTATCCCATAAATCGCCCACTGCACCTCCACTTACAATATCCCAAGATCCTAACGCCCAAGCTCTACGGATATTAGGGTCGGGATAATTCAACAGGCTTGCAATATAGTTAGGCGATAAATAAACGTTCTCAATGTATGATGAAAATAACGCTACTTGTGTTTTTTCAATTATTTCCTCTTGTTTTGTTTTAGGATTAAATACTTTTGTCAAACGTTTAACAACTGTTCCATACGGGGCGGGATCTATAAACCGTTTTTTTACCCAGTTATGCCCTGCACCGAAAGGGTTAGTTGTTGAAAAAATCATCAACGGAATTGGTGGTAAATAATAAGTGCGACCTTTACTGTCAATTTTAGGGTGGTCTTGAGATACAAAACCACTACGATTACAAGATTGAATTGTATCGTATAAATAACTCGTAGGATATTTCGTCAACTCATTAAAACCAATAAATGTATATTCGTGTCCGTGATACAACCAATAGTCGCTGTCTTGACGCAATCTACGGAAAAGCAATTCTTCCCCAGTAGCCCAAGTCCATTTACTATCTTTGATATTATATTTAGCGTTTGGCATTTTACCGAAAATACGTCTTGATTTAACGATAATATCGTCAAGGTTTTTATACTCTTGATCGAAAATAATGCCACGCCAATAACGACCATACCCCATACCCACATATTTTGCAAACGCCATAAGTTGAGTATCGGTTTTTCCACCGCCACGAGTACCACAATATAAAGTTTCGTCAGCTCGTGTGTCAACTGCAATTTCTTGAGAGCTACCTTTAATCGGTTGCCATAAAACGTTAATATTACTCATTTTCAGCTAACAAACTTTCTGCTTGCTCTTTTAAATTATGTTGTTGTTGACGCATTTTTTCTTCCCAAGTCAACTCGCTACCGTTATCTGTTAAAAGAATAACATTTTGCACTGCTTCGGTAACAACATTACTTTCACTATTAAAGCCCATAAGTTCAGCATATTCTTTTAACGCTAAAATTTTATCTCTAGTGTTATGAGTATCGTGAACAATATCTAACATCATTTGAGCAATTTTTTCACGAGTTGGCAAAACATCAGCTAAACCGTCATTCAAATAATGTTCCGTTAGTTGGATAACTTCTTCATCAAAAATCCAATTATTTTTGGCATAAAGTTTAGCACTTATATCAAATTTAAAAATAATATCCATTTGCGGATCAACAAACGCTTTATCCCCATCACGTTTCCATTTCGCCAGTAATTTAGCGTAGTCTCGTTTCATTACAGGGATTTCGTCAGGCGAAAACCGTACTGCAATGTAATCACTTTTCCAATTTCCCATTGTGAACTTCCACCTTTTTGCTACAAATAATATACAAATCTCGAACTTCTAAATATTTATCAACTAAATCCAACCAAGTGGAATTTTCCGCTAAATCATCAAACGGTTGACAAGGCGGGATATGCTCACTTTTTACTACTGTTTTGTTGACGCAACTTGTCAACAACAATGCTAGGCATAGAGCGGTTAAGACATTCTTCATCTTTCGTTCCCTTAACAGTTTTAACAATTTCTTTTACAACAACCTTTCTTTCCTTAGCGGTTTCAGTCAATTCTTTAATTTCTTGATCGTATGCCTCAATTACCATTGATTGAGACTGTTTCATACTCTCAATTTCACGGGTATGTTGAGCCATTTTGTCTTGCAAATCGTCAATATGGCGTAAACCTAAAAACACTCCAAACCCAATTATGATGTAACTTAAAATAACATATAATTTTATCATTTTAAACACCATTTTTGCTCATCTAAGCGTCTTGCGTATAATCCGTCGATACGAACCATTTTGCCTTTTTCGTTCTTGCCATAAGACCAGTCTAAGAACGCATTACACATTTCTTTATATTTACCTGTCAAGGCTAAGGTACGAATTTTTGTCATACGGTTATTGCCGTTTGAACTTGCTTTATTACAACCCACATTGAACACGAAATCCGTTAGAGCTTCTCGTTGACCTTTTGATAATTTATCCCCGTTAAAATTTTTAATAACACACTGCTCTGCTATATATAGATCTTTATTCAATACTTCGGCAACTTGCTCAACGGTCATAGTTTCTGTTGGTTTCATTCGCCCACATAAATGCCCTATGCCTTGCGTCCATAAACCGCCTGTATCTTTGTAGGCTTTTGTTCGGCAACCCTCCCATTTACCCGTCAAGTGTTCAACAGCTTCAGCACTATACGCTACAGGGTATGTCAATGTGTTGTTTAACTGGCGTTCTGCAAAGATACCTGCTACTGCTCCTGCTGAACAGATACCTAAAGCAATAAGTTTTTTATTCATTGTCATTTTTCTTCTCCAATTTCAACTGATGTTCTTCTTCAAGCATTTTCAGTTTACGCATATCAATATACCAGTTTTTGACAAAATTGAAAACTGTAACTACTGCTGTTATTAGCAAACACCATTCACTAATTGTCAACGCACCAAACATTCCAGAAACACCGCTCCACATTGTCGAGCTATCGTTTAATGTTTTATCTAAAATATTTTTCATTTCCTTAACTCTCTTGCTATTGCACCACAAGCATTATATCGTGAAAAATACATAAAAGAAAAGGACTGAATAAAATCAGTCCTCTATTTTATACCCGTATCGGATTATGCTTTACGCCATACACGATAGCCATTTTCAACAATCACAGTGATAAATTGAGTTGTGCTATCTGCACCAAATTTACGCTTACGAGTTTGTGATACAGTGGCTGCTACACGTTTACGACCTTTGTGTTGATCTTCCCCATCTTTGAACGGCACTAAGAAAGATTGACCCACATTCATACGGTCAAGAGGCATTGTATTTTCACGAGGTTTGCGAGATTGCACAATTTCAGGGATTGGAATGTCATCTTCCAATTGATACACATAGCTTGCTGGTGCTTGAGCTACTTCTTTTGCTTCGGCTAATTCTGCTGAATTTTGGGTTGCTTCCATTTTATCGTCCTCTTTTGTTGAATTTTCGTTTGTGTGAGACAGTTCGCTACCAGTTGTAATCTCGTGAGCGATTTCATTGTTAACAACTTGATAACCAAGTTGTGTTACGGCTAACTCAAGCATTAACGCATTATTCGCTTTATGGCGACTGTCAACTAATCCTTGAGATGTTAAACCTGCGACTGAAGCATTTTTCACAGATACAACTTTAAATGGTTTTTCATCTGTTGCAATATGTTTAGCAGTTTCTTCTAATAAATCAAATTCTTTTTGTGTTAAAGTAATCATAATTTCGCACCTTTTTGTTAAGTTAATTAAACCGTTAAAACTGTATCACCTTAACGGTTTTGTATTTTAATGATTTAGACTTCTCTGTCAACAGAAAAATAATAAAATTTTAATAGAATTGTGTCAACTGATTAAATTTTAACCAACTAGCGTTACATTTTTAAAATTGCAACATCTCTAGGCGAATAATCAGAACAATCCAGAAAAATAGTATTATCTTTAACATAGAAAATAAAATCTTCGTTTTCATTATTTAATGTTGCACAAACTTCATTTAATTTAGCAACCATTAACTCAAACGCACGGTCTTTAAATTCATTAGCATTAGGACGGTTCATTAAATACCTCTTTTAATTCGCTAATCCATTGTTCCATTTCTTCCATTGTCTCTGTTCTCTTACTCATAAGATTTTGAGAACACCCATTTTTAAAAAGCGTTCCGTGATAACCGTTGCTGTCATCAACTAAAACATAACTTTGTTCATTGATTTTATGGCGAAACTTCATAAGCATACCCGTAATATTGACAAATAACCTGTTTTGCTTGTTCAGCACCATAACAGATAGCATACGCATAACCTAATTTGCCTACATTATCTAGGAACGCTAATTGCTCGGTTGACGGACGACCTTTTTTGTCATCAGCAACTTTCATCTCTATATAAAGCCCGTGATAGCCATTCAACGGCACAGGTAGGAACATATCAGGTACGCCCTTTTTTACGCCCTCTGCTTTAAGCATAGCACCACGAATTTTATTAGTTTGACTATCATTACCCCTTGCTCCACCATTCGGTATAGCGTGCATTAGCGACAACGTAGGCACAGGATTAAGTTGGTCTTTTGCATAAGGTTTAGGGGCTTGAGCTAAAACTAACTCAAACCCTGCGTATGCTATTTCATTCGCCCAACGAAAAACCTCAACTTGTTCACTATGTTCTGATTTTGTCGTTGTACTCATAAATCATTTGCTCAATTTCATCAAAACTTTCTTTCACTCGTACTTGATTGTCATATCGACTTGACGAATGAAATTCAATCATAGTTTCCCCTGTTGCTTGTTCAGAGATAACAACACAATGGTCTAAGTTAATCGCTAACTTTTTACCAGTGTACGCATTTGTCAAATGAATAAATTTTAGCATTTGTTCCCCTCAATCAATACGTTACCGTCATAATCTAACACACGTTTAACTTTAACGTGATTACCGAATGTTTTACAAGCAAGTGTTCGGCAATGTGAAATTAAACGCCCTTTATTCTTCAAAACTTCAGCGTGAATACTCACATTTAATTCGTGAGTTGTTTCTGCATTTTTGCGTCTTGAACAAATAATAATTTTAACTAATTTATTTAGCATTTGCCAAATAGTCTCCTATTAAATAATAAATTGGCACACGGCAATTTTGAGCCTGTTCTTCCGTTTTATCACATTGCAATTTCAACAATTCAAATAATGCTGTAGCGTGATATTTTTCAAATTGTTGCAAAAACTCTGTTAGTCGAAACAGATGAATAGACATTGGCTTTGATTGCCCACACTCTAAGAAAATGTCAATACAATGCAACGCCTTTTGTAAATCTTGCTTGCCTTGACCCTTATCTTTATGGCGACAAACATATTTAAACGCACTGTAAACCATTGGGCTTAACCCGACTTCTTCGGCAAATTCTAACGGCTGAATGGCGTATTTTTTATAATGATCGCCACCAACTTGACTTTGCAAACTTTTAACCGCACTCATTTCCTGCGTTCTCCAGTAATTTTAGATTACAATAATATGTTCGTACAAATTCATCAGGTTTTTTACTTGACGATAATAGCACAAACATACTCGGTTTTAACGGGCTACTTTTGACTTCATTATCTTGTGTTTTAATAAAGCTAATACGACCGCTCGTTACATAAACAATTGCCTTAGCATTGTCTAAAATACGTTTAAAATATTTTGTACTAGGGTCAACGTTTAAAAGCATAATAACATCTTTTTGGCTTTTTTGACATTGTTCTACTGCTTTAGCAACAAAATTATCTACATTACCACGACTATATGGCGGATTACACCATACACGCTGTCCGTTCCAGTCAACAAGTAGGGCGTTTTCCTTTTCTGTAATATAATTTGTCAAAACCTTTGTGTTATGTAAATTAGCACAAGCGTCTAAATCATAAAATTGACCGCCCCAGTCAATCTCTCTGTAATACTCTAAAAATTTAACAATACCTTTCGTTATATTCGTAGGCGTAGTCCAATAATCTGTTTCTAAGACAACCATACCATTACCACCCGTCCTGTATTATAGATAAAAACCATCATTCCTACAATTACTGCAACACCATACATCACAAACTTTTTGATTGTCCGTGCTTCGTCTAACCCTATGTAACTTTCTACCACAAAACCACTTAGAACTAACATATTGAAAATATCAACCATAAGTCCGATTAAAGAGCCTGTCTCCATAATTCCTCCGCCAGAATTGAACGCACTATTTCCAAACAAATTGGACTATGTTTGTCCGAAATTGTCATTATTTTAAATTTGCTATTTAAATGATAAGTTAAATTCTTATGTTTTTTAAGCAAATTGTTAATTGTTGTCTTAGTGTTACCGTGCTGATAATTTACCACTAAAACTTTATCCATTTCTAATTGATCTAAAGCCCGTTTAATATCCCCTTTGTGATAACCTGAATAAACAGGTAATTTTTCATATACAATTCTTCCCATATTGTCAAGGAAAAATGTTAATAACGTTGCACGTTTTCTATCACTCGTCATTATCCGCATTTTCATCAATCTCCCATAGTTCACTTAAAGGGGTTAAAACAGAATAATACTTTTCTTTCGCTTGATCTATCGTAAAATTTGTCAAATTTAACAATAATAGTGTTTTAGCAAAAGTATGGATACCTGTTGTTACTTTGATTTGGTATTGACCGTAATATCGTTTAGCAAATAGCTCAACTTTAATATTATTGTCTCCGCCCACACACCGTCCTTGACGCTCTAATATTCGTTTCATTTTACGTTCTCCGCAAAACTAACGGTATATCAGGCGTGCGTTTTAATACCCAGTGTTCAGCACCGTCATATTCGTAGCGTTCTAACCACGAACCGTCCTTAAACCATACCACACCGAATAAACGTTGTGAACCGAAACCGTTATTATAATCGAAACGCAGTTCCTCCAAAAACGCTAACCATTCATCATTAGACCAATTTTCTCTTAACGTAATAATTTTGTCAAACATAAGTTCATCAATATAACCTTTACTAGGATTAGACAAAATATATTCAGGTGTGTCAACATCAGGGTAATCGAATGATAAGCCAATTACAGCACATTTTACATTTAACGTAATTTGCCCGTTTTTTTCAATTTTATCTAGCAATTCATTTAACGCAATAGCCATTTTATTAGCTCCAAATAAGTTTCATAAGCATATAAGGCGAACCCTCAATGTCCTTACCTTGTGTTAAAACAACTTCATACCCTGCGTCAGTAAGATTTTTCTTAATTTCTGAGACTAATCTAGCGTCAATTTTTAACGGGTGTGTTTGTTGTGTTTGAGTGTACCCATTTATTGTGGAATTCATAACGTCATCTTGTAAATCTTTAATAATTTTCGCAACATCTTTAAGATCTTTAGCTTTGATAAAATCCATAATTTATTCTTCCCATTTAATAATTAAACCTGTTGTAATTTGCTCAACTTTATATGATAAAGCTGTCAAACGTTTAATACAAATACCTAGTTCTAAGTCGTTCAAACTTACGATAGGCGAGCCTACAATTTCTGCGTAAAACATACCTAGTCTGGCGTTTTCTTTAGCAATGCGAGTTGCTTCAAAAGCGTGGATTTCTTTTTCCATTTGGAATTTCCTCTTGTTTGTTGAAAGTGAGCTTAGTATAAACCGTCAATCTAGATCTGTCAACAACTATTTTAAATTTTTTTGTTGATTTAGGTCTGTCAATTCAGATCTGTCAATCTAGGTCTGTTGAAATAAAGTGTCAACTTAGGTCTGTCAACGGAAACAATAGTAGTATATTGAAAACTACTTGTCAACTACAAAATTTCCAAAATGAAAAAACCTGTACCGCAGGAATGGTGGGACAACCGCCCGCCCCCCGCTCGCTCGTTTCGGCTGTGGTAGGGTGGCAAGCGGTCAAAGCTAGATCGAAAGACAACAAAACAGCGAACAGAAAAGCAAATCAAAAAGAATAAAAATCAGTGAACACGTGTACGCCGAATAAATAATCATTAAAAAGAACGTTATAAATCAACAACTTAGGAAATTTTCTATTTAACATAATATAGATTACACGTATTTGACTGAATAACCATGTGAAATAATTGCATAAATTGACAAAAAGAGGAATTTTTAGCCCACAATAGAAAAGGTAAGCCGTTTAATAGATAGAAAAGAGAAAGGAAGAACAGAAAAGAAAGAATAAGAAGAAAAGAGGGAATAAAACGGCTTTATTTCTTCCATTATTGCGATATTTTCGGAATTTCCAAAAATTTACCCAAAAACGATAGCCAAGCCGTCAAATTGTTCTGTTCTCTTTAGATCAACAATCAACAAAAGAAGAAAGCGAAAGCGTAAACAATAAGAGGAAAAACTGTTCAAAAAGTAATCAATCATAACAGAATATAGAATAGTTTAATGTAGAGTAGAACACTCTGATCCCTGATAGATATTAAAGTATAAAAAGAATAATAATAATAATATAAGTATATACTGTATTTATATACAGTACTTTTTAGATCTAGCGTTGACACATTTTTTTCTCTCTCTTTTTTTTCATTTTTTTTTCATTATACTTTATACTTTTTCGTAAGTAT